AGAAGCCCTCAGAGTCAATATTGAGGGTGTCCGTTGTTCCATTATTGTTCGCAATATTTTGTAATAAAACATTTATAGGTTGCGTTGATATAGGCTCAGGCGATTGGCCACTGCTTTTCATAAAAGTAACTAAACCATTACGATTGCGAGCAAGCCAAACTATCATTCCAAAATCTACATCCAAAGCATCCGGATCTGACATGCCGTAGTTAAATTGGAACGATGTATTTTTACGCCAAGGGAAAGTCGTTGTTGTAGTACCATCACTAAACACACTAGGTTGATTCGTCCAAATACCAGTTGAGTAATCAGTGAAAATATACAACTGATTCTGCAAGACTGCCATCTGACGAATAATTCCAGATTCCTGTGCAAATACAACTGGCGTTTCACCTGGAACTGTAAAACATGTCGATGAACTATAACTGCCACCCATATTAATTTGTGACAATTGAAACTGCGTTGAATTGCGGCTAGACACCGCAAACCTGTTTCCAAATGCAACTGGAAATAACGGATTTACCGGACGATTTGGATCATCAACTTTTGTCATAGTAGCAGGGTAAGTTGCCTCGTTAATTACAAACGAATTGTTACCATCACACAACATACAAAATACAGCCTGAGTTGTAGAGCCAACTCCTGGAGTCTGAATTACTGGCAAGTAAGCAAAATATAAGTCTCCAGCAGATTGAGTAAATGATGCGATTGAAATCTGTACCGACTCAAAATCACTATTAACCTGCCAAATTTGTCTGCCAACTACAATATAAACATAATCAATGGATTTAAATATTCTTCTAGGCTGTTGGTCGTAAACCAATATATTTTGACCGTTTTTTTCCACATGACGACGCCCCAATGTTGGGTACATGGCCTGTTTTTTCTTTCCACTTGGAGATGAAACTGCAAACCATCCAGCACAATCTTCTGGAGAAAATTGGGTAAAGCGCTCTTTCGAGTATGAATTCATGATTGGAAGCGGCTTTATCGGCATTAGGATTCCTTCCAAATTCTATTAGAAATCACGGCTGAAATAGTCTCATAACTTACATTATATTTTTTCGCTATTTGCAGATAACTCATAGAACTTTTATCCTTTCTAATTTCTTTAGCTAACTCTAAAGTTAGAACATTTCTTCTCGTATTTCTAGCCTGAACAGTGGCAGTAGTCCATCTGCAATTATCAGGACTATAACCTTTTGATGAATCAATTCTATCAATCGATAACCCTTTTCCTTCTTCGAATCCATTAGCAATCGACCATTCACAAAAAGTATTTCTATCGTTTAACCATTCGTCACAAACTGTTATTCCACGAGCACCATAATTATAATAATCTTGGTTATTTTTGTTATAGCATCTGCCCATCATATGCTTTATAGCTTGGGCTAATTGTGGATGTGATTTTGCATATCTTGATTCAATGATATCACCATGCATACACCCACAATGTTTTCTATATTTCAATTTATTAGGGTCAACTTCATATTCTTTCAAACAAACTTTACATTCTACTGTTGCCCATCTAACACCACGATTAATATCATATCCGTGACATTTTATAGTTCTGAATCCATTAATAAACTCTGGCAATGGCTTTAATTGACTTGGTCTAGCACAACCACAGCTTTTCATTCTATGTAATGCATGATAATTAGTTTTAAATTCTTTCTTACAAATTTTACATAAAGCATTGCATTTGTAGACTTTTCCTTCTTTCCATATTTCACCCACAACTTCAAAGTCACCTATATTTTCCATAATCACCTCCTATTAAAAGAAGTAATTATATCACAACAAACCATACTCTCCAAGCATCATTAATTAGATCCCGCTTCTGACGCGCCAAGCGCCATTCAACCAAGATTCGTTATTCACGTTGATATCTAGATTTTGACTACTGGTAGCTTCCATATCAGCTTTAGCCTCAAGAAACATGCCATCAAGCATTGGAGTCCAAGCATCTGCCCGACCTTTATACACCGCCAAATCACGAGCCAAAGCAAATCTTAAATATCGCTGGTAGTAAGTGGGTAACGTCGACATGTCGTCATTAGAAGTCAAGGTAGCAATCTGCCACTTACCATAAACCGATAAATCATATTCTTGACTAGGAGCGGGGAAAATTTGAAGGCGCGTTAAATTCAATTCTGGCTTAACAATAACGTAACGCGGCAACCCCAGCAGCGTTTCATATTTGTAACTAGAAAAGAACTCGTTGCGTGACTCATCAATCAATGGGTAAGTTACATGCTGCAATGTTACCCAAGCATTTTCAAGATTGACAAGCCTTCCTTCAGAATACACATCCGGTGTAGGAACATAATCAGATTCGCCAAAAGTTATATTACCCTGGCCAATGTTAACGGTAAAATCAACCTGTTTGGCCACGGTTATCATTAAGCCATTCGCGCCATAAGCTCGAAGCAATTCGTTTAAGTATTGGATGCCTTTTGATAAATCATTTCCATGTAATGGAACTGTAGGAGTAGATGCACCGATCAATTGGTAAGCATCCGTAACAAACGCCCTTACGCTTTGCGTTGGCTCTGGCATGTTTTAATCCTCGTGGGCTTGATATCAACTACCTTTTCAGCTGCCTTTTTAGGCGCTCGGTCATCGTTTATTATTTTCAATATATCCTCTGGTGTTGGTGGTGCCTTATACACATAAGGCTCAGCTGTCCATAAGCCACTAGATATTAAATTGCTGAATTCTTCATAGGATTTTGCTAGTTTTTGACCATCTGCGTTATAAACAAACGCCTTAAAAAACTCACGGGATACCCATCTACCCATATACAGCACTTGCCCATCTACCATAATTACCTCGAAAAGATAATGCTCGACAGCACGATATTTTGATACTGTCGAGCATGGTTTGGCATTAACTCATTACAGTTACTGCAAACTCTGGGTTAATCGCAACACCAGCGATAATATCTAACCTATCCAATTGGACGTAGTTACGGATGTCAGCACCAAGGGTGTATGTGATTGCCATTTTGTACAGGTCGCTGTAAGTAGTTACCGCTTCAACACCACCTTTAAGTTCAGTGATAGGAGGAGCAGCAAATACGATAGCTTGATTATGGAACGCAACAGATTCGTTATGATCCATCGCCAATAACAATTGAGCACCGTTAGGAATTGCAGTACTGATGTTTTGACGCGCACCAGATACAACGATTTCAGGGCTTACTGTGATTGTAGCGTTACCACCACCATCTGAAGCAGTTGAAGTCAATACAACGAACTGCGCTGTTTGACTCAAAGATTCATAGGTTAATGGGTTGACCATAAACACGTCAGCAGCAACAGCGAACTGAATCTTATCGCCAACATTGAACGGATTGGCTTGACCAGCAACAAGGCCTGTCAATACAAAAGTGTTTCCACCAGAGATCGGGCCGTTGGTGATTGTTCCGGCAAGCTTGAATCCTGCAACACCAGAAGCTCCAGCCTGACCAACCCCAGCAATTTGACGCTTCAAGAAGTTAGATTTAAAGAAGTCAAAGCCAGACAAGTGACCGATGAAACCATCCATCAAGACACCTTGGTTAACAGTAGCATTGAATACGTTGTACAGACTTCCAGACAATGCTGAAGAAACACCGGGACTGTTTGAGAAGTATCGGTTGCCGTCTTCTGGTATACCTAGCTCAGTCATATATGCATCGGTATTTAGAACTGTTTGGATATCAATTGGAACACCAGGTGTACCTACTGTTTGATAAACTGCTGGCTGCAAGTTCTGAGTACAAATGAATGACTCAACCTTGTTCGCCAATGTTTTAGCTCGTGGCTTCAACATCATATCAAGGTAGGGTTCGTCGCGAGCGCGATCAAATGTCAATTCCATGCCATTAAAGCTAACCATCGAGTGGAATTGCTTGTTAATGGTTAATGGGCGAACAACTTGAACGACTGCTTCATCAGTAGCTGTAGCACCTTCACCACCTAAAAATCTTTCTTCAAGACGATAGTTGATGGTTTGGCCAGTCGCGTATTTCAAGTTTTTGAAATCTGCCTCTAGGTTGCGGTTTGCAACTTTTGAGAAGGATAAATAGTTGATGAAGCGAATAAACACTTCATCCAGAATATACTGGGTGGTTTCAAATGTATTACTCATTGTGGATTCTCCAAAACAATGAATTAATAAATGACCTTTCGGTCGCTCATAAAACGATTGTCTCGGAGGCAGACAGAATACACTCCTTTTGCAAGTGACGGCGCTCGCTTAAATCTACACGTCTTTGGTATTATGCTATCGGTTAGGGTTAATTTGCAACAATCACCTTGCGAACTTCTTTTTACTCTTCATCTCACCACGCAAAATATCATCTACAGAATGACGCTTTATGACCCTGTCGCCAACATCACCCTTAACCATATCAATCGGTCTTGGTGCACTGCTTCCATGGGCCTTAGTCTTCTTCATGCGTTCCTCGAGTTTGCCGAGTTCAACGGCCTGAATCAGTGGGTCACCAATCTTAGATATCCTATCCAGTTCGCCAGCTTGAGACTTAGCCGCAGCATAGATAAACGCAGCAGGGTTATCCATGCCCATTGTTGCCGTAACCATTTGAGGCGTCAAAGGCTTACCCATAACAACGCTTTCAAAGTCGTCATACTTTGCAGCACCTGAATTGAATTTAATCTCAAACTCTGCTTGTCGTTGCTGTTGCGCTTGTTGCCAAGATTGCTCTTGCAACTTTTGTTCGCGCTTGCTGAGTGTTTGCTCAACGAATGATTCTAGTTGTGTTTCCCATGATTCGCCGTCTTCATTTTGTGGTTGCGCTGCTTGTTGCTGGATTGGTTGCGTTGGTTGCTGTGCGTTCTCGTGCTTCTCCTTCACCCTTCTGCGTATCATTTCCTGCACTTCTGCTTCGGTATATACCTTTTCTTTCTTAGAAACTGGCGTCCCGTAGTCGTCTGTTTGCGTGGCTTCTGGCTCACTTTGCGGGGGTGTTTCTGTAGCTGCCTCCACAGGCTCGCTACGTGTAGGCAGATTTGGCGGCTCGTGCTCTATTTGTGTACTTGTATCTTCAAGATTTACAGGCTCTGGCGTTGCCGCTACCAGTACATCACTTAGTTTTTCATCAATGTTTGTTAGGCTCATTTTTTCCCTTTTGTTTTAGTGTTTGACTGTGCATTAATAACTTAACCATGTTATCCGCATGGGCTATCTGTTCGTTTGATTGCGTGCGTTCTGCTTCACTCGCAAATCGCAGTTCCATCTCTTGCAATTGTGCTGCCGCCAATACTTTCTTAGTTTCTAGCTCTTCGAATTTAAGGTTCAACTCTTCCTCACTCAGCTTATTATCCATCATGAGTTTTTGTTGTTCCATCTGCAATTGCTGTTGTTTAAGTTGCAACTCTTGCATTTTAACCATAATGATTGGGTCGGGTTGCTGTGGTTTCGGTGGTATTGGTTGGCCTGTCTTGCCCGCTTCGATAATTTCAGGCGGTACAAGTGTGCGCAGTCGATTGCGTAACTCGTTGCTATTCGCGAGTGGCAAGTTTTCAACGTACAAATCAGCAACCATGTTAAATAGCTCTGGATTGGCTTGCAGTATCATGTTGAGTGATTCTAAATTTTCCTGCTTTTGTCCTTCCCAACTTGGGCCAGGTATAAGACGGATCTTATACTTTCCTTGCGTCATATCGTTTTGTGTTTGACCGCCGTATTCATCCATTTGTTGATTGAGTGTTATTTGTGTGTTCCCTGCATCTTTCATATTGAGCATCATGGTTCGCTCGGTGTCGTAAACAATTGGAATCATCTCGTCAATAATGGATGCTGTGCAAGCAATAGCACGATTGAGAGAATCAAAAGGTATATACGTTGCATAAGCACCACGCTTGGTTCGAGCATCAATAGCATTACCAGATATCTCATTGCCCTGCTCGCCAAGTTGCGCGTTGTACATTCCAGTACAGGATTGAATATCCATCAATGCACGTTCGTATTGTTGTACTAATGATTGCGATAATTCGGGGGGTCGTAGTTGTTGGGGAATGAATCCTGATTGAACTTCATCAAATTTTAATCCGCCTTGGATATTTACAGGGTCACGCCAAATCTGTGCCGTGTCATTGCTTCGTGCGTTACCGGATGCAATAAGAAACTGGTCGTATCTCGATATCTTGAGCAAGTACGCTGATTGCGTGGCGATATAATTGATGTACCGTTGCGCGTCTTTTGTGTCTTTGATGAATGGTCTAACTATTTGCGATCCTTCCTTATTGTAGAAAGAGTTTTGATCTACGAAGATTATCGGCAATTGCTGGCTTGGAAAGTCCTCTTCATCCAATATATAGTCACCAGCAATTAAGAAATGAATCACTTTGTAGCGTGGCGCTCTTCGTTTCTCTTCGACGGTGACTATCTGCCCCTGGTCGATAAGCATTTCTACATCATCAACCATTACACGTTCTAACTCCCTAAACTCATCATGGTCTATCGTTCTGCCATTGCTTAGACGATACAGGTTAATCGTTTGATATTTGCGCTCGTAGAAGTGGCAAAGCGTAACTGATTCATCATCATTAAACACGCTACCGTCTTCGATGTTGCTTGGCGGTATATCGCGCTCTAATTTCTTGCCATATATAGCGGCAAATTTACGCCGTGACATTCTTTCGCGATATCCTGCATACATTCCGTCCGTTTTGCATGGAGTAGTTGCGGATGAATCCCAAAAAAATCGTGTTGGTATCTTGCCCTCACGTATGCGAATGCACTTAAGGAATGAATGCTCGTCTTCATATTCAGTGTCAACAAACCAAGCACCATATCCACCAGTGGCAGCGCATTGGAATCCAGTTTGATAGACAACCTTTGCATAAGATGCAAAGGTTATATCTTTAACCAAGGCTTCACGCACTTCAACGGTTTCAGGTGGTACGGAATTATCAGGTATGCATTCAATCGAAGGTGTATTTTGCCGTTGCTCACCAACAAGATGGTTAATCAGGGGCGCAATCTTGTTCATGGTTAGCGGGATTTTCTTGTATGTCTCAAATACACGTGCTTCATCATCAAGCCACTGGTTACCCCATACAAATTGATTGAATTCGTTATAGGTGTCCTTGTTATCCTTCCAATAGTTATCCCAAAACTCTATTTTTTGTCTTACATCTTGGGCTTTCTCGATATCTTTGCGTGCCATAACTGCGTGTCCTTGAGTTATAATCTATGCAAATAGTGTAGCACGTAACTAAGTGAACATAGAACCGTGCTGTTTTGGCATAAATACGGGCTGATATTGTGATTCTCCAGCGTGTTGACCCATACTGAACGTAAGCATAAGGCTGTCGGCAAGATCAGGAGAAGGCATGCCACGTTTACGCAAATCGTCTTTACTCTCAATCAGCAATTGTCCATTGCTTCGATGCTTATAACCAAGCGAACACAAATCAGCATGCAGTTCGTCTTCATCCGGTATCTGTACGTCTAACTCACCCATAAGCCAGTCGCGCATCTCTGCCCATAATTCAGCGCGAAGATTGCCGTAAACTTCTTTATTGTTAGCTGAACGAGCAACGTTAACGCCTTCAACGCATGAATATCCCATCTCTTGCAATCTATCGACCACACCAGCACCAATACCAATGCAATCAATGAATACTTTTGCTGGTTTCTCTTTCTCTATCATGCCTTTCAACTTGCCCGCTAATTCCATGGTGTTGTAATTACGCAATGACTCAATATCATAGGCTACACGTCCTTTGCGCTTGATGATTGCGCATCTATCGTTATCGCCAATCGCGGGATCGACTCCAATAATCAGCGGCGCAGTTGGTGAAACTTGAACGTTTGCCTTGCGTGCCTTGGTTACAAAGCGAGAATTGATGAATGTATCGTCTACAGGATTAAGGAACGCATCCGCAGCGCAACATGGATACTCTTGGTTGAATAGCTTAACGCCTTCATCGTGATCGCTACTGAACTGGCCTATCTTAAACCTACGCCAATAAATATGCTCGCGTGTCATGCCATTATTTGCATAAGCATCTAACAATGATTGCTCATCTTCACTAAGCAGTATCTCGCTATGATCTTGTTTGTAGTATGCGGTGTATTCCGGCTGCCAATACCAAGGTACAAAGATTGCCTGAAATTCAGACAAACCTTTCTCTGCTGCAACCCATGAGCTATGAAAGAAGTTGCCTATTCCGTTGGCGGTAGATTCTAGAATAATCTCGGTATTGTCTTGGTCGCCTACTGCTTGGAATAATCCTTGCGCGTGTTCTGCTGCGTTAGGCCAATGGGCAACCTCTGAGCCATGAAGTAGCTGGACAGTTTGAGATCGTCCAGTTCCCTTTGCGCCTGCTGTTCCGATTGCATATCCGGAATCAATTGATTCAAATTTAAGCTCTTTCTGACTGTCTCTGTTAGCACGTGGACATAGCCCAACGGGTAAGTATTCATAATACCTCTTGGTCATTTCAAATAAGTTTTTCGTGGCTTGCCCTTCATGCGTGAGAATGAAAGTCTTAATACCGCGATTGGTTATTGTGTAATGAAAGTATCGTGCCTGAACGTATGTGGAGCAACCTTGTTGACGACCTTTGAGAATCACGGCTCTAACTTTGCCATGCTCTTTCTTTTGTGCTTCTAGCCTGGCGTGAATATATTCTTGCGCTCGATTAAGTTTGAATGATTCTACGCGACCAGACTTTGTGCGAATGTTGAAGAATTCTTCTGAAAAGAATTTGAAGTCCTTGAGCCTAGATAAGTCTATGACAGCACCTTAGCTTGCACCAACTTCTCAACCGCAGACAGTCGCGTATAAAGCAATTCACAGTGCTTAGTGAGTTGATTAAATTGGTCTTGTAATACCATTTGATGATTGATGACTGATACCAGATTGCGCTGCTCTTCGGTCATTTCGATTTGGTCTGTGTCTATTGCGTCTAAAATCATAGTTTCTCTAATAGCTTTTCAATAAGAGTATCACTGGCTGAGTTTTGCGGTTGCTGGTCGGTGTAATCTTCACGGAAACGATTCTTCATGACAAACTGCCAGCTACTACCGGCAAACTTGTCTGTCTCCCCAAATATACCGCTTTCGCCCCTATCTTCCCAATATGCTTGGCTTGCCTCTTCCCCGCGTTTAGCGGTCTTTGAGAATGGATGGTCTTTGTTGTTGCGCCAATCATAATAAGTGGGACGTGATATACCAAGCTCAACGCATACTTTGACAATACTTTTACCTTGCTTAAATAGCTCAACGGCGCGCTCATTCATCCAAGGTTCGTAAACCTCTTGATCGTGAGGGTCGCCGTTTCGTATTGCCATGTTAAAAACCTTTTAATGTAAGTTCGCAATTATTGACCACGACCCATAACCTGCTTACGCACGCGGGCACCCTCAAGCTTAGCGGTAGGATATGGAGCTTGTTTATCTGCTTTGTTATTCCAAGATGGATACATTGCGCCCGCATTCATATCTTTAACTACGCGGCTATATTCAGTATTCATTGAGTATTGTTCGTGTTGGATTTGTTTAGCTGTTTCGTTGCTCATAATTGTGACCCCTGATTAGTATTATCGACAAGTCCATATTTCTTTTTAATAGTTTCGAGCCAAGCGCGGGTAATGTCAAGCCTTGCGCGTAATGCGTGTAAATATTGTTTAAGGTCGATCATAATATCCCCAAAATCTGTATATAAGTCTGTGAGTAAGTATAAGCACACCACGCCACCACTACAATACCGCGCTTGATAAAATTATTTCAAACTTGATTGAAAATAAGTATTGACATACCCAATCATTTGGGTATAATAACCACAACAAGACGCGTAGGGCGGCTTGAGTAAACCAAGGATTGACAATGGCGCGATATAGAGTTAACCAAGATCACACAGTAAGCAAGCAATGCGAAAAAACTGGAGAATTCCACCATTACAAAACTTACAAAGAACTTACCTACAAAGAGATGAAAAAAGTTAATAAGTTTTGGGTTTATAATTTAAAGGAGGCTTAATGCCAAGAGTATAATAACAACCATACCGAGACGCAGGGCTTCGGGGTAATAAACTAGGATGGAAAAAATGACAACACTAGCAGCAAAAATCATAGCAGAAGCAAGCAAGCGCGGCCTATCTTGGATTCAAGGTTGGATGACTAATACTATGAACGTAGAACAAACAAATAAATTCCTAAGCGTTAACCGTTGCCACTTTCACAGATGCAAAGATAATTCATTCATAATCATAACTGTAAGAAACGGACGCGTTGTGGCAATAGAGCATAATCAAGAAAATAAGCTTAGCGCGTAATGCGCTAGGCGAAACAGGAGAGCAACATGTATACAGACGAAGAATATTTAAAAGTAACAAATGAACGCCTAGATAAAATGGGATATACAGACGAGCAAAAGAAAACGATACAACTGCTACTATTCTGGTCATATATGGAGGGCGGTCGTGATGCAGATAAAGACACACTAGAAAGAATTGAAGACGAACGAACAAGTCAAAAGGATTATAAATAATGCAAACAGAAAAAGAATTCAAAGAACTAGCGCAAGCGTGGATTGAAGACGCACCAGAAGCAACCACCGATGACATAGAGTTTACACTAGAACTAATGTGGCGTTCATACAACCAAGCAATCGAAGACTATATAAGGCAGGATTCATGAGAAAGCATGACGGAATGACCTACGAAATAATACCAATAGAAGTGATAAAATCCAGCAGTGGAGAGCATGAGGAATACATAACAGGATATGAGTACACCATATTCGACGTATACGCAGACTACGAACCGCATCATAGTGATGATTGGTACGACACAGAATCAGAGGCAGTAATCGCAGCGGAACGAATGATCGGGAGGTTAGACAGTGAACGCGACTAAACAACAAATCCTAGACAAACTAGAATCGCTAGAGCTACAACTAGCAGAACTAACCAACGTACTCTATACCGTACGCAAAGAAATAGAGGAGAGCCTACAAAATGAATGAACTACTAGAGTACCTTAGAGTGGTTGAAATGAAGCTACAGGATTTAATACAAGACGTTAGAAACATCCGCGAGCGTTTGGAATCCAAATCAGCCAATGAGCAACGCGCAACAACAAGGAACGTAACCACCACGTTTTTCAATGCCCTACAAGCAGATGATGATAATAACAACCAGGCCAACAACGGGACATACGGATGCTAATACTTGGAAGGATGCCAAAGGAAATAATAAGGATTGGCGATGATATACAGGTACACATCCACCATGTTGATTTAGTTACCGGGCAGGTGAAGTTGGGGTTTATCGCCCCGCCACACGTAGTAATTGACCGCGAGGAAGTCTACCAAAGAAAGCAGAACGGACAACCGATGCCTAAATACTTATCCAAGGATGATATAAAATGCCAACTCAAACACAATACGAAGTAGTGAAGCAGCAATGCCCGCAAAAAGAGGGGCTATAAAATGCCTACATCTACCCAATATGAGATTGTGAAGCAGCAATGCAGGGCATTCGAGCAAGCGGGCTATCCTGCAAGCTTTAGAATGCAACCACTACAAAACGGAGCAGCACCAGCCATCAAGATTGAGGGCTATTTTAAACAGTGGCATTTCTGCGATCCGGATTGGAACGTAGTTAGCCGACAATTAGCGGAGTTATACAAGAATGTTACAAAGAACAGAGCGCATTAGAGACACAAGCCCGGAGCATTACGCCGCATTATTTGCGGAATCAACGGAAACGCTGGAGCAAATGCTAGAGGATTTAGGGGTTGAGCTGGTAGAATCCCAAGAAGTAACGCCAGTTAATAGAGACAATGCGCCATCCCCTGGCCAATGACTTCCAAAGCGTCTGCCCCACGATACGGGGCACTCTCAAATGGCGACAGCAAAAAACTATACTCCTGGCTCTTTCGGAGACACCAACAAGGTTTTTGAGTGCGGCCAATGCATTATTATCACTTCAAAGTCAGCTTGCTGGTGTGTATTGCTGTCATAACAAGGGTGGCTGGGATATCCCCGAATGAGTCATGAACTTATTCGGCCAGCCATAAATCATCATATATCCTAAAACCGATTTTAAGGCACCTACAAGGCACTTTCAAGAAATGACGCAAACTTCTGAGGCCGTCATGCCTTTGTCGCTCTTAACCGGCTTAAATTCGACCCTATCGCCTTCTTTGAGGGTTTTAAAGCCAGTCCCCTGGATTTCTTTGAAGTGAACGAACAGATCTTTGCTGCCATCATCAGGTACTATAAAACCAAAGCCCTTAGCCTCGTTGAACCACTTGCATACGCCCTGTTGTACCATTGCCTAACTCCCGAATATAATTATTAGCATTCCGTCTGCCGATGTTTTGCTGACGAATCACATTATCACATTGAATCATCGAGTCAACCCAGATCTGAGCATACTTGGATAGTATGCCCTTATGGTCTTGTCTTGGCAGTCGCAACAACTGCGATTTGATGAATTTTATGTCGTCGCTTAGGAGTTCTATGCCAAGCGACGAGCAGTGGAGTTGGAAGGTCAAAGATTACTAATCTCATAATGACATTGAGAACCAAACTTTAATTTATTTTCAGTTAAATAATGCTTTTTGAATCTGCGATATCTGTCGTTTTCATGTTGTGTGCCATGACAAAAGTCAGCGATAACCTTGTAAGTGCCGTCTCTATAGCAAGCGACGATATTGAACCAGTTCCCAATTTTCTTTGATTCAATCTGAATCCAACGCAAAGGTTTTTTTAGCATCAATTCTTTTTCTGATTCGTTGTAAATATAATCTTTCATTCTTTTTCACCTGTAAATTGTTTAATTACGTCATCCCATTTTTGAGTTTTCGCGTGTCCATGTTGTAGTTTGCGATCATGGTTTCCATTGCTTACAAGTATTTCAGCTTGTTTTTGGTCAATATCAAAATAAAGTGAATCGCGAGTATTAAACCACACGATCCCTTGCTCGCCTTCTCTTGCCTTATCAAGTATCAACTCAACAAGATTAGAATCTGCAAAACGTTTACCGGGTTCATCCCATTGCGCTATACGTTTTATGCCGAACCAATACCATGCTGCTTCTGCTGCGCCGTTAGAGTTTTTTGAATCATAAGCCTTCGGGCGTTTGTCATCACGCTTGATAGCTTCCTTGCTTAATTGTGTGGTTAATATCACGATGCAATTGTAGGTCGTGGCAATGTCTGCAAGTTCATTGGCAATTGAAGCGAGTTTTTCGTCTGTTCTGTCGCTTCCTTTTGGTTTGCCTACTCTATCCAGGTAATCAACCATTACAACGGATATTTGACCTTTAACCGAGGCATTCTTGCAAGCACTTCGAATTTGATCAGCGGTTACTGCACCTTTTTCGCTGATAAAAATATTAGATGTTCTCGCCCACATTCTGCCAACATGCTTTTCAGGTTCGCTCATGTTTTTATAAAGTTTCTTCATGAAGTGGGATATTAATCTTGTCCAAGTACTTGTACGCTTACCTTCGAGCGTGAATATCAACGCTTGATTCTGCGGTTGCAATTTTTGCATCTCCAAAAGTATCTTTAATGACAAATGCGTTTTACCTCCAGATGGAGGCGCCCCAATAACCACTAACGAGCCTGACAGAAACCCACCACCAAGCAACGAATCCAAATCGCGAATACCTGTAGACACAAATTGCATTCCCATGGCTTCTTGGGCTTCTAATTCGTTCATAGCGTCTTGTGGGTTCATGAGATAACTGGAACTGTGAAGCATATCTTGGTTTATTCTTGTGAGAACATCGGGAAGGTTATTTATTATTTCCCTGCGGCATTCGCGGGAAGGTTCATTTTCAAGTCTTTGCAGTGTAGCTATTAGCATTTCCTGTAACGCTCTGTCGATGCGTAAGTGATTAAGTTCCTCTACCCATCCATCGAGTGAGGCAAAAGAATATGTTTCGTGTCTTATTTCATCTAACCATTCAAGATCAATAATTCGTGATGCAAGATCGGCTTCACTAATTGAAAGATTATGAATATGGTCGTTCATCATAAAGCCATACAATCTTTGTCTTTCAATCGATGTAAAACAATCTGGAGTGAGTCGGTCTATCGCGTTACGCAGCTTTTCATCATCTGGTAAAGCTAATGCAGAAAGCATCCCAAGAACCATTCGTTCAATTTCTTCGTTTCTAAATAATCTCATTTGTTTTTATTCCTGAATTCGCCATTAATAGCTTTTTTTATGTTTATAGGTTTCATGATTATTTCATAGCTGTTCATCCTCCATTGTCCTTTGTCTGTTTGCCATGGCTCATAAACCCAATTGCTGCAATGCAACACAAGAAGATCTAAATAACTTTCCAATGTGAAGTTGTGAGCTTTGAGTGTGGTTATTCCAATTGCAATAACGTCTACAGATAGCTGATCTTCTTCTACTGGAATTGTTATTTTATATTGCTCAAAAAGTGTACGTGCGTGGGTACGTACTTCTTTAGATTCTAATGATAGGTTCTTGTACCCGTTTTTGGGTACGCTTAGCTTATCCGTTTTTGGGTATGCTTCAGAATAAGCGTTACCGTTTTTGGGTATGCTTTCGTCTTCTCTTGCTTGCACTTTAATTAACCTATATACCGGTACGCTTTTTGTTCTTCCTTTCATTTCACCTGTTTTTTTAATTATTCCTTTCTTGATGAGAGATTCGAGTGCTTTATAAATTGTTTTTATATCTGTGTTGCAATCTTTTTCTAATCTTTTTCCAGAAGGAAAACATTCCATTTTTTCATCAGCCCTATCCGCTAAAGAAAGAAGAACCAATTTTTCAAGGGATGAAACCTGCTGCTTATTAAGTGACCAAGCCCATTGTGTAGCACACAAACTCATAAAACCGCTCCTTGTTCTAAAGTCATTTGAGCTATCAGCCTATCACTAATCAATTGACGCGATAAAATCTCTTTCTCGTCAAAAATATTTTTATATTTTTCAGCTAAGTGAGCGCGCATAGCAAGCCGTAATGCTTCTAAGTGTTTGTTTTGCATAGCAAGAATCCTTCCTCGAAAATGAAGCAAAAAAGTTTGATAAAAAGTGTTGGTTTTTGGAATATGTATGGTATAATTCTGAGCATATGTAGCCATCCGTAAAATGGTTATATTGCCGAAGTGCATCGCACAACGGCTGGAAGGTATTAGCGTACCGACCAGCCGTCATTCTAACTAATCTTTGATCTATTTTCCAGTCATTAATACAAATTGTTAATCATGAAACTGCCCGCAACCATGGCACCGATCCACCGAAGAATCATTGTACGCCGGTCCGAAACCAGGGCATTCGTCGTCATCATTCAGCAATGGAATAAGACTATCAATAGATTCTCTAACGTTATGCAGAATAGAATCCAGGTCATCATTTCCTGAAATGAGGTATGCTGCCTCAATCATTCCTGATATTTCGAAAAGCCGTGCTTGTAAAACTTGTTTGTTATTCATTTTCCTCTCCATTAGCTAAAATAAACCCTGATTTTGGCATAAGATTAACAAAGCCATCACTATGCCATGTAACCCACATGCGATCATCACCAGATAGCTCGTTGACGGTGCAAATGGCTTTATCGCCGTTTTTGAATACCCAGTAAACTAGGTCTTTCGGTTTGAAGTCAGTCATTATGCGCGCCATAATAAATAATAAATCGCGAATGCGATCCATCGTAAATGACAGTGATTATTTCGTCTTTTTCAGAGCGTCTGTTTCTTTTAAAAAAATGTTCAATAGTTTCATGATTATCGCAACCATCAATGATATATGCCCCACTTCCTGGGATACTTGAATAGTCGCATCGACATATCATGACTCCCTTGACTTTGATTTTATCATTGGATTGCATGGCAATCGTATCTGATTGTAAATTTTGATTCATAATTTCATTTTGTCTTGCTGCATTTGCCACAGCAGCAGAAGCGACCACTATCGACGTTGTTGCTACGGCGTGTGATAGTGCTGGAAACATTAATAGGAATGCTATTTTTTTAATCATCTTCACCATGCTCCAAATAATGCAAAACATCCTCAATAGCCTCTTTGTAGCCCTTGTTCCATGGAGGCAACTCGCCATGTTCTTCTTTAAGCTGAATCTGGTTTGTTAGCATGAAGATTAGTTTTGCGTGTAGGGTTGATAGGTTAATCATTCAACTCCATCCTTCTGAAATAGATTGTATGCCATTGCACCTAGAGCACCAGAATTGCGATGGATATTGCTGGAGAATCTGGCCATTAATATCTCGATTGGGTTCATAGCCACCGAACTTATGCCCTAATAATTTGCATAATAGGCGTTTAATCATTTATTTCTCGCAGTTCTTCGGATTGCTGATTCATAATATCAAACAGCAATTCTGAAATATCACTTTCCACAGATTCATAGTTCATTGTGCGCATTAAACTTAATGTATTCTGAGCTATGGTTATCAATTGATGTATCTGTTTTTCGCTAATTCTCATCGTCCAATACCCCATCCACATTTATAACAAATATTTGTATCTATATTTTCATGATTGCATTCATGCTCACAATAGTTGTCGATCATGGATTGAATTTTCTGAACCAGCACGTGACTACTATGCCAGTCGTTATCTAGCCACCAGTCAAGACCGCCTCTGATTTGTTGTAACTCTTCTTTCGTAAAATCATTCATCGCAAAGCCATCCCAACAGCAAAAAAGAATCCAAGCCACCAAATGCCGTCATAAATCAATTTAAAATCTTCGTGTGTCATTGCTTTCTCCCATGTTTTAAATCAACCTTAAGCTTGCTTCTCAGCGTCGGCAAAATCTGCTTTTAAAATTCCTGATGTTAGTTTTTCAAGCTTCATTTGGCTAGAAGGTGGTATATAACCCAGCTTCCGCCAGTTTCTAATGTTGTTTATTGACATTTTTGTTTGCTTTCTAAATTGATAAGAGCTTCCGTAATAAGTAAGAATATCTTCTAGCTTCATAAATCACCTTTTATTCATAACTATAAAATATTTTAACATGCGTTGTTGACTTGTGTCAATTACTTGGGTATACTTGTGGTTCGTCAATTGTGACGCTTTTGGAGAATAAAATGTTAAAAGAAGAAGCTATTATCGAGACAGCACAAGTGTTGGAAAGACTTGCGTATGAGATTGCAGATTTAAGCAGATGCAAAGAAGAGCTAGAAAAGCACATGGCTGCTTTGCTAGAGCATCCGGACGAGGGTCAAAAATCCTATATTGAAGGAAGATACAAAATTGTTCTAAAGACTGGTTTTAACTGGACTCTCAACAAAGAGAAGTACGAAATGATTGGTCGCTCACTGAGTACTGCTAACGATCCAGTTCAGAAACAAGTTAAATACGAGCTTAACAAGAAAATTATTCGTGATGCTTATGCCTCCGGTAATGAACGTGATATTCATATTCTTGATGAGATTCTAACAAAGAAGCCAGCCAAGCTTAGTGTGACTATAGGAGCTGGAATATGAGTAATACCACCCTCGTAATCGGAGCAAGTGGAAGTGGCAAATCCACTTCCCTTCGAAATCTTGACCCAGACACAACCTACATAATTTCTGTTCTTGGCAAGCCTCTACCATTCAGGGGTTACAAAAAGAAGTTCAACGAAGAAAAGAAAAACTTCATGGTAACGGATGATTATCGAAAGGTATTAAATCTTATTAATGCAGTTAATACTCGTCGACCAGAAGTAACTACGATCATCCTGGACGATTTTCAGTACCTCATGGCTCATGAGTTCATGAATCGCGTATTGGAAAAAGGCTACGACAAGTACTCTGAATTGGCCAATCATGCTTGGAGTGTCATTAAGGCTTTGACTGAAACACGTGAAGACCTTCATTGCTTTGTGTTATCACATAATGAAATGGATCAACACGGCAATTCAAAGGCCAAGACCATCGGAAAATTGCTGGATGATAAGATAACGCTTGAGGGCATGTTCAGTTGCGTTTTGCATTCCCTAGTAATCGATGGCGAATATAAATTCCTAACAAATCATGATGGCTCTCATCTTGCCAAAAGCCCGTTGGGGTTATTTGATTCACAATTTATCGACAATGATCTACAGTACGTGAAAGAACAAATGCATGCTTACTTTAACGAAGATGGAGAAACAGAATGACCGGATTTTGGCAATTATCAAGCGGTGAAACCCCGAAAGGCGACGAAGCATCAAGTTTCGCGGGTGATTTTCGTGTTATACCGGACGGCACGTGCGCACCAGCGCAAATAAAATCATTCATGGCAATGGATGCAACACCATCATATGCGAAACCACACTATGAAATTGTATTTAAACTAGCTGGTGGTGATTTCAAAGACCGTGAGGTTCGATTAAAAATTAAATGTTTTGATGATAAGCCACAAGTTGCAGATAGAAACATCAATATGATGAAACGTGTTTATGACCTTTGCGGACACAAACCTTCACACGCCAATGCGCCTACAGATGCAGATTTGTTGCCTATGGTTGGCAAAATTCTAGGGGTTAAAATTCGAGAATTTATTGGAACCAATTCCAAGACTGGTGAACCTTCAATCGGCAATTATGTAAGCGAAGTTCATATGGCGGATAATGATTTTGCAACTTT